CATCATTGATGATAAGATTCCGGGTCAAGTCGATCCGGCGGCCAAAAGTCTTGAGGTTGATGGACTCGCCCTCTTCCGCCCGGCTGGTGGCTGTGAACTCGCCATTCTCGGCCATCTCTTCCAACTCGCCCATTTCGCCAAGGCGGATCGCCGTGCTGGTCTTGAAGTCCCGGAGCGTCTGCTTGCGGCAAAGCGCCTTCAGGGGGCTTTCGGCTGCACGATAGGACGCCATCGCGGTCTTGCCGGTTGCGTCCATAACGGTCAGGGCGAAGTCGCTGGTGCCGTGCGCGGCGGCGCGGTGCAGCACTTCGTCTCGGCTCATGCCGCGCGTGCTGGTGCCCATGCGCTCCACGGACTCGCGGGCCATGTCCATGAGGCTAACGTCGGCATAGGTGCGCGACGCCTCGGGCAGCTCTTCCAGCCCGCCCATGCGATAGGCCAGCGCCTCGGCTTGCCGGGTGCGGATCGTGGCCGGGTCTTCGTTAGAACCATGCACACGCAGCACGGGGGCCGAGCGGCGGCTTTGCTCAAGCGAGTCGAAGACGGCAGCCTTGGCGGCGGTCATGTCGGCCTCTTGGTCAATGAGCTGGTCGGCCAGCTCCGGGCCAAGCCCGGCGGAGCGGACAAGCCCCCGGATGTCGCTCCGGCGTTGCGTTTCCACCTCTTGCGGCGAAAGGGTTTCGATAGTCTCAGGCATGGGGGACTCCTCTTGGTGCCTCAGTCGTGCGGCGGGGTCCGCCGGGTTAGAGGTCAACGTGACCTCGGTGAGACGCCACCCGGTCGGGCTCTTGACCCGGCCTTGCGGCGTGTTTCGTTCGGTCCATCCAGTGACGCGGTAGCCAATGCTGACTCCGCTCACGGTGCCGTCTTCCACGCGCTGCCGGATCGGCGCGGCGTCATCGGCGGACGTGATTTCGATTTCGGCCACCACGTTGTCGCCTTCGATAGTGACGGCATGGACGCGGCCAATCTGGTGGCGGACGGACGCGGTGTTGTGCGAGTCGAGAACGGGCAGCCCGGCAATCGAGAGGTCCAACGTGTCAGCGGTCAGGACTTCGTGAAACGCGCCCCGGGCGTCGCGGCGCGTGACAGGCGACGGCGTGGCGATCACCGCCGAAACGCGGCGTGTCTCCGGGTTGTAGCTGTTCGGGCGGGTCGTGGCGGCCCGTGTCATGGCGTTATCAAGGGGCATTGGTGGTTTCCTTTGCGCGGAAGGTCAGGCCAAGCTCCGCTTCGCGGGCGCGGTCGTCGGCAATCTCGCGGTCCAGCTCGGCCACGTTCCAGCCGAGTTGCGCAACGGCTTGGCGTCGGCTTGTTAGCCCCATTGCGAGGGCAGCACGGGCCGCTTCCATGTCCTTTTGCGGGTCCACCTGCATCGGACGCGGCGGCAGCCATTCGGCCTTTTGGGCGGCAGTAAGGTCGGCCACGTCCAGACGCGCGGCCACGTATTCGTCGGTGACGAAACGCCGGAAGACGGGATTCAAGAATTGCGGGACAAGCGTGTGATAAACGTATTGCTCCACCTTGGCCCGGAACGGCAGCAACCCGGCCCGTAAGCTGGAATAGTTCGCTTGGCTAAGATCGCCGTCAACAAGGTGCTGGGGCACGCCCAGCCCGGCGGCAATCTGGCCCAGCGTGAGTTTGGCAAAGGCGATGGACTCTTTGGCTTGCTCAGGCGCGGCAAACTTGATGTCAGTGCCACCCGGCAAGACGCGGACCACGCCGGGCTCAAGAGAGATGTCGCCACCGTCGGCTTCAGGGAAAGCTTCACCAGCGCCACCCATGTTCGTGGTGTCAGTGACGAAGCCCGCGAACATGGAAGAGATTTTGAGCCCCACCAGCATGGCGTCTAGGGCTTGGTCCAGCTCATTGACGGTCAGCAGGATCGGGGCGAGCTGGGAAATGCCGCGCACTTGGCCCGGGCCGAGCTGGCGGAAAATGTGGATCACGTCTTCAGCCGGAACGCGGATAGTCTCTTGCGCAGTCGGGAAAAGATCGTTCGAGCGTTGCGGGCGGAAGTGATAGGCGCGGCGCGTGCCATTTGCGGCAAACTCTACGCCCGCCACCACATAACCACCGTCGCCCAGCTCGCGGGTATCAGACTCGTCCAGCGCCTCGGCAGGGTATTGCCGCCACACGGTGCTGCCCCGCTGCTCGGCCACGAAGAGGGCTTCCCCATCTACATACTCGGCCAAAACGGCGGCGGCGGTCATGCCCCGGAAGTCGGTGCGCCCTTCGGCGTCCAGATCAGCGTCGGAAAATGCCTTGTCGATCAGCGCGGCCACATCCTTGTCAGGATAGGCCGAATTGGCTTCGATACCCGCCCCCACGGCCTCGGCCACAATCGCGTCCACGGCGTTGCGGATATAGCCATTGTTTGCGTAAGCGTGGCGAGCTCGCGCGCGCACCGGAATGGCGGCGGCCAGCGTCTCGGTGCCGTGCGAACCAAAGTGCCGCCCGAAGCCCGCGCCGCGACGGCCACCGGCAGCAGCGTCAAAGGATCGGACGGCCACCGGGGCCGCGTCGCGTTTAAAGAGGCGGGACAGCAGGGACATTTAGTGCGCCTTACTCATTCGGTCGATACGGGCAGCCAACTCAGGCAAGAGCGCATCAATGGCGACTAGAAGACTTGCCAGCGGCACAGCATCGGCGGCAAGGGTCATGCCTTCGCCAAGCTCACCACGTTCGCCATGAGAGAGCGCGGCGCGGCAATTGACGGTGCCGGAAGGCTTCTGTTGCCAAGCAACGTGAAGGGTGAAGCCCGGTGGCGTTTCAGGGGCCAGAGCGAATTCGCTCCACATCCATTCGGCGGGGCTCTCCGGCGGGTTCTCCCCCTCGCCCGGACGCCACGTCTGAAGGCGCGTTGCAGCGGCTTGCATGGCCTCTTTGGAAAGGCCACCAAGGTCTACCATGCGCGACAAGACGGCGGCGGTTACAGCGTCGCCAGTCGAGAATAGCAAAGTGCCCCGCTTGTCGCTATCCGACCGTTGACGGGTGACGATGTAGCCTTTTGCGACAAAATTCTTGATCCGCAGGCGAGCCGAGTCAGGCGACAGGGCTTCACTTGCAATGAGTTGCCCGAGCTGGGCGGCAGTAAAAGTTTTGGTCACAGGAACCTCCATAGGTGCCCGGACAAGATGCCGCCTCACATATCGGAAGTCAAGGATTCGGTTTTTATTAAATCAGATGTTGCAGAATCAGATATGTTGCCGTACAAGGTGAGTCGTAGGGTTGGTAGCCTACAATCGAGAGCCAGTGGCCGGGTGGGGTTTCTCTGCTTTACCCACCCGGCCACACGAAATTTGCCCGGTTTGACCCGATCACGGGCAAGTAAGGGGGCGCGGTTATCCCATAAATTACCGCGCCCCCATCCAAATCTTCTCTAAAAGTTCGATGACTTTCACATTTGACATTGTAACTAGCAGCCCCGGATGCGATTTTGCCTGAAACAACTAGGGCGAAAGTATGCATTTATATATCGACGCAAACATTTTCTTAGATTTTTTCCACCTAACTAGTACTGACATTGAGGAGCTTCGGAAGCTCATTGCGTTGATTGAGGAAGATAAAATTACTCTCTATCTACCCGAGCAAACGTGTGAGGAAATAAGCCGAAACCGCGAAGCAAAAATATCTGATGCATTAGAGAAGTTCAAAAAAGACACAAGCGCCTTTAGAGTTAATTTTCCTGCCTTTACAAAATCTTACGATGAGTATGAGGAAATTAGATCGCTACTCAAGGAAGCGAACAAGAAACATTCAGCTCTGTATGGTAAAGCGTTGGAGACGATAGAGAAAAATGAGCTGGATGCCGATCAACTCATTTCTGACCTAATCACAGCAGCAAAGTTCTCGAAAACTTCTCCCGCCATATTTGGCAAAGCAATTGAAAGGTTTCGAAAGGGAAATCCGCCTGGGAAAGACAAAAATACGGTTGGGGACGAAATAAATTGGGAGACGATTAAGGACGCTATTCCTGAAAAAAATGATTTGTACTTGGTTTCGAAAGACAGGGACTACAAATCTGCTCTCGGTAAGGGGCAAGTTAGTAGTTTCCTGTCTGCTGAATGGAAAAAGGACAAAGACGGAGATATCTATTTCTACGAGTCTTTGACTGATTTCTTCCAAAAGAATTTTCCAGAAATCAAGTTGGCCGCTGACGTAAAGAACAATATTTTGATAGAGCAACTTGCCCAAAGTGGAAGCTTTGCAACAACACATGCGGTCGTCGGTGCCTTGGTGAAACAAACTGCATTCACCACTGAGCAAGCTGAAGAAATCATTAGCATTGCACAGCTTAATAATCAGGTGGGTTGGATTTTTGGCGACGCCGACGTGAAGGGGCTATATCT